AAAGAAAAGAAAAGATAAAGAAAAATTAAGAAATAAAGAAAAGGACATCACAATTAAAGAAAATTTAATAAAAGATAATAAAAAGGAAAAGAAAAGAAAGGTAGTGCGTTTACGCCCAAGTAAGGCCGAAAACCGCTTCAAAACTACCTTGCGTGTAAATACCATAGCGCTGCATTTCATCACCACGCAATGACAAAATTTTAATAACTTCTGCTCGTTTGAAGTCGAAGTTGCGCTTACGATCATCCATATTCTGATGGGAGGCATGCTGATGGTCAACATTCGAAAGCCTATCAGGCAGGTCTATGCAGGCCATTAAGTCCATCAAAGCATTCGACAGATGTACGTTGTCGATATGCACGAAGAGATCGTTATTACCTGTGAAGCGCCGCGTTTGAGAAAACGGTGCGACGCCTTTGAGTTCAGAGATCAACGTTCTTATGTCGTCTCTCGCTGCTTTGATGTTAAAAGGGCGCAGCTTGATGTCTAGAAGCGTATCGCGAAATAGTCGATACGACACCCAATTCTCATTGGCCAACATCATTTCATCGACAGTCCACGGTGTATAAGCCATTTCTGATGGTAATCGAGGTTGAGTCGCTAAAATCGAAAAGATGTAATTATTACGGGGAAACGTTTTGAAAGCCTTTAAACAACTAATAAAAGAAATAAATTTTGAATTATAAAAGAGAACTATTAACTTAATTTAACTTAATCGAATTTGCTTAATGTAGCGGATTCAGATGCGGGATTCTCACTTCTTTTATAAAGCGTATGAAAATCACCATCGTCAGCAGCTATACTAGCAAGCATTTGAAAAATATACATATGATTATTAATTTTTGAGGGATATCTCTCACTAACTGCTTGCGATAATGGTATATGAAATTTCTGAAACTTAAAAGCAGAAAGATTATCTTTACAAGATACCCTATATTCTTCCAGATGTTTCGCATTCATTAGATCACACCTACCCAATCTAGTAACTATTTTTAAAGGGTCTGGAATAAAAGCCATTTGATCATCATCGGAAAATAAGAAGAATTTTGAGCAAAAGTATGGAAAATCGTATTCTAATAATTTAACCTCCATATTAAAGAAATTAGCCATCATTAGAGAAGCGTCGGTAACTACCGCGTCCATAAAAATTAGCGAATCATCACCGGAGAAAGTGCCACATTCCGCTCTGGTCAAATCGTAACACGCCGCTAACATCGCCATTATTACTATTGTATTACCGAACCATGTAGTTGCGTCTCCCGATTTACGTTGGTATTTCGTTTTCGTCGTGACACCATTTCTAGTATCCTTTAATCTCGATTCTCTATGACTCTGTTCATATATGTCCGCTAACCATATATCCATACCAAGCTCTTTATAAAGCATAACCTCAAATTCCAATAATGCTTCACCTTGAGATTTATCATATTTTCGTGCGTCTATTTCAATTTGTTTACATTTTCGTAAAATTTGAGCCTCGAAACGTCTATTAAATTCCTCATTAAATTCATCATTTGATTTACCACAAAACATTATAAATTTACTTTTTAATACGGATTCGAGTCTTTTACGAAGTTCATTAATAATAGGACAGAAGATTGCGTTAATATCCTTTTTCTGATAAGCTATCGTTTGTACGCCTGCAAATTCGTTTATACCATCTTTTGTCAAAGGTGGTTTCACTTGACGCTTCATCATATATTCAAAGTCACGATATCTTTTTAAATGTAAAGGTACGTCATCCATAGTCTTTTCAGTTAAACTCTTATAACACGGCGGATGATTATCGAACCATTCGTTCATTGAAGCTGGATTAACAGTAACGATATCGTTTTTAAAAGCCTCATACATACCCATCATGTCTTCTTTGATATACGTACGTTTAAAATTTTCCAATAGCAAAATCGCGGTCTTATGACTTGCATTTAACGATAATTCATTGTAAAGATTAGGAACCATATCATTACGTTTGATCATACCTAAAAGAGATTGTATTTGACTTTCTTCACGAGGCGGTGGCATCAACGTACGCAGATTAGGTTCATATCTTTTATAATTTTTAATTTTTGGAAATGATTTTTTCATAGGATTTAATTTAACGTGACTAACATGTAGAAATAAATCAGAATTCTCCACTACTAATTGATCATCAAAATGTGGTCCTGATCCACCCGGTACCATCATATCATACCACATTTGTAGGGACGCTAAATGACTTTTAAGAAAAGGTGTTTTAATCACGTCAAATTTCGTTACAGATATAGGCTTACTTAAAATAATTGGCACAATAGGTGCATGCGTCATTAGGGGCAACGTTGAACACGTATTATAGATATTGTCATTCGGATTACAAGCGTGCCGTGTATATGTAACAATCGGAGGTGTGTAGCCACCCTCAAACTTCACCATACCACTCGAAATACCTTCCACTGCTTTGTAACACAGTTTCTTTAAAGCATCATCAACATCCGAATAATAACATAAAGTTTTCCTATGACGTGAGATCGCAACTACTGCATGTGGTAAACTATTATAAATTGGTATTAATTTGCTCTGTGATCTTATAATTATGACGTTTTCGAAAGTTTGCCCTTGCGCTTCGTGTATAGTCATGACTTTCGAACCTGATTTGTCTTGGAAACCTTCATTAATTAATTTCATTTTATCGGCTTGCTGGTGTACCATATATAAAGTGTTCTCTTTCTTTGGTATAAAATTTCCAGAATAATTAGCCGTTCGTACACTCATCACTACATTACTATATGATACTATAGACCCATAAATAGGTTGCAGCGCATACGCAACGTCTTTCGGACACCGATAAGTGATATTTAGATCTTGCCGAGACGTACAAAAGGGTTCTGGTGTATGATAATGCAAAACTATAATATGATCACGATCTATAAAAGGAATTTGATGTTTATCACCTACAAGCACAATCTTCTTACATTTACTACGTGCTGCCACACAACCAATCGCTCCTGCATGTGTCATGAGCGCCTCGTCAAAGTATACAGTGTCATACTTAAATTCCGCGTCATTAGGTTTGATTTTCGTACCATGCATCAAATAAGACGTTACCGTTCTATAATCCTCTTTTAACATAATTAGTTGCGTCTTCGATAGTTTCTCACACCTTTTATTTGCTCGTTCGCGCACGTCATTAGCCGCTTCCCGCGTTGTTGTTATATATAAATCACGACCGCCATTTATACGTGTTTTAATATGTTTTTCAATAAATGTAGTTTTACCACACCCTGGTGCTCCATTGATGTGTACTATTTCAGGTTTCGGATGATTCTCGTTTAAAGCAGAAATACCTATAGTTAGTGGTTTGTTTAACATCAGTGCGGTATAATCAGTAACTAACACGTGCAACTTCGCCGTGTTAAACTTACATTCTCTTTCATCGTAACTAACATAGTCCACACCGTCGTAACCCCACTTGTATTTCTTATCACTATCTATCAAATAAGTCATCGACACGTTATTATAGACATTAAAGTTCTTTTTGTTCAATTTATTAATCACACTTGTTGTTAGGGAGTGAGTCGACAATAATCTTTCCATTATGCTGTTATATTCGTCCGCTATAAACTTATCTGCAGTCTGTATTATATATTTATATTCGCGGATAGCATTTTTATAATATGATTCATTGTCAGTTGATGGTAAATACACCGGTCCACTTCTTCCTGTTATTTCTTCCAACGAAAGCTGTGGGAATACCCTACTAGCGACTATATTACGAACCATTTCACCAGGTTGATCCGGTTTCACATCGCGCTCCATATTTAAGAAATAAAAGGTTATGTTCTGACCGGCGCTTTTCGGAAAACCTTCTGTTATTTGCGCGCCTGAATATTCGGTAACTATAGAATTGTCAGCATCGAAAGAGACAATAAAATGACGCGTATTCGTTTTGAGATAATCCATTAATTTAACTATGAATTCATTCACGTCGTCCATAGTTCTTGCGTGCATCTCAAATAGAAAAAGGGGGCATAAGTCGAAGCATACTCTACCATGA